TTTGTCACGGTCAACAATGAATTTCGGCACACGCTTCATTGCAAAGGTGTGATACTCGTTGTCGGGCTCAATCTGGGTGATCTGCGCATACATCATGTGACCGCAATTAGGCGCTGTAACCATAGCGCTCTTAGCAGGGAAATAGGGCTTAGTTATTCCGTCATCGTCCACATAAGTTTCGCGTACGACAAAAATGTCAAGATCGAAACCGCCAAAATTCAGCCTGCCAAGCCAAGATACGCCCGGGGTCCTGAGCTGCGGAGCAATTTGACCGTATTCCATACGCCTATTATCAAGAAGTTTGTAGAGCTTATCGTCATTCTGAATGAATTGAGCGACAGCGGAACCGATTACCAAATCAGTTACCGGCAATCCTCTTTCGGCCAAATCAACACACATAGCTATAACATCACCCATGAAATTGCCACCTGTATCATCCCACTTGTTTGCTACAGTATAGATAGCAGGGTTACCTTTTGTGGTGTCGTAGTAGTAGATATAAAAGGGTTCACCTTTTGTGGTGTCGTCGATGTAAGCAACAGCCGAGCAACCATTGTTAATCATCGTCTGAGCAGCCATCCACTCTTCACGGCGGGTGATCCTTAAGTCAAGATCAGTAAGGTCCTGCAACTGCAGTGCAGCTGCTCGCTCAGCAGGTGTTGAACCAACATAAAGAGCTTCTCCGTATCCCCTCTTGCGCAGATCATCCATTGTCAAAAAGCGAGAAGGCGCAATATACGGAGCCTCAATTTCGTGAACTTCATAGCCCTTTCGTCCAATAGGGATATCACCCTTGCGCTGAACCACGAATGGAGCAAGGCGCCTGTCTCCTTCTCTATATTCAACTAAAACTTTATCCGCAGCAAAGATATCCGTCTCCGGATTGGTTGGAAAGTACCGGTCACGGAAGAAAGTGGCCGGAGGTACAATTTCCTGCACCACACCAGCCAGGTAATAGGTATCAAAGAAATCAATGTTATTCGGCATAGTTCTTTCCTCCTTGCATTAGTCATGTAATACGATTCCAAGGTAGATGCCACGCTCGCGCAGCTTATCCTTATCGTCTTCAGTCATGGTATATCCAGACTTGACGATAAGGGCATCTACATTGAAACATCCGGCAGTGTAGACTGCAACATCGACATCAGCATCGGTTCCGACGGTTACATCGTCGCAAAGGATACAATCAGGGGTAAGTGTTTCATTTTCGATTGCCTCTGTACCCAGAATGACGAGTTTACCGTCGCCTGCTGTACCAGAAGATTTTGCAAGTACAGTGCCGCGTGCATATGTGGTTTCAGCAGCAAGCTTTCGAAGAGTACCGGAGTTGACATGAACCGGCGGGGTAATTCCGGCGATCAGGTTGTCATATGACATATCGCCGACTTTTCTGTTGAGAATAGCCATTTACTTATCCTCCTTTTTCTGAATTTTCCTTGCGTCAGCACGGCCTTGTGCCATACGCTGTTCGGGTGTAAGCGGTTTGTCATCATCATCAGCAGCAGGAACAGCTTTGACATCATTGGCGCCAGACGCATTATAATCGTCTTTGAGATTGTCCAGAAATTTCTTTCCCTGTTTCGCTTGCATTTGCATAGCCCGGAAAGCCAACTCCTGAGCTGAACAAGCTTTTTCTCCGTATTTTGCTTCTTTCACCAGGTCAGGATCGTTGATTGCAGATGCAATTTCATCAATCTCCTGCAAACGCTTCCGCTCTGCCTGAACTGCTTCATTAACAGCCTTCTGTTCTGCAGCTTTCTGGTCAGCAGATGCGGCAGCTTTTGCCTCGGCTTCGATCTGTTTTACCAGCTCCGGGTATTCAGCCCTAAGCTCTTCAATAGTTTTTGCCATGGTTACATTTCCTCCTTCTTCGCTGCCGGTTTCTGCCGGCATGTTATTATTTGTCTTAACCGGCGCACTTGCACCGGGGTTGACCGTTTGAATATATTCCGGTAACTTCGAGGGAAGCGGACTCATTAACCGAATCGCACGCCCATTCACATAAATAGTGCTTCGGTCGGCACTGGCTGCGATACTGACCGGTTCAGCATCATCCAGTAATTCATCTGCAAAACCTTTGTCAACAGCTTCTTTGCCTGTCATATATGTGGTTTCAGCCATCAAGTGCTTAATTACTGTTTCCGAAAGATTGGTTTTGCGCTTATAAATTGATACCTGGGCTTTGTCCCAGGCATCATTTGAATCTGCTATCTGCCGCAGCTCGTCTGCGTTATACCAGCCAAACAGGAGGCGTATGCACTTATGTATCATGATGATGCTTGAGGGGTTAACGCGTACCGTATCACAAGCACACATGATAAGCGAGCCTCCGGACATTGCCATTCCATCCACGATACAGATCAGTTTTTTGCCTTTTGCTGCAAGTTCTCTGAGCCGATTGTGGATGAGTATAGCAACACCGGCATCGCCACCGATGCTGTTCATGCGTATAATAATTGTCTTTGCATCCTCAATGGCTTTGAGATCCTCCAGGAATTCACTTTGAGTTATAAATTCTCCTTCGATTGGTTCTCCCCACCAATCTGTGGGCTGCTGCTCCACAATTTCACCATACATGGTTATCTCGGCAGTATCACCGTTGACAATAGCCATAGTGTAGCAGTTGCGTTCAATCTTAATATTGGGGGGCTTTTTTCCAAACACGCCTGACAAAATATTAGGCATCCGTTTCACTTCCTTCCGTATCATTATCAGCAAGCGTGGCCATGTAATTGCCGCCGCCGGCTTTTTTAAGCAGCTCGTTTTCTCTTGCAAGCTGTTCCAAGTTTTCTTCCCAGTCTCCGCCATCCATCTCGACAGTAACCTGTTCGTGCGTCTTAAATCCGCGGTCGACATACATAATTGCGGCCTTTGCCTCTTTGGTCGGATCGAGCTGTCCTTGTGCCGGGCCTATCCATCGAGCACCACACCAGGCCATACGGATCAGCGGGTCACTGAAAAACCCGGGTGCATTTATGCGTCCCCGGGCCACGGCCTCTGTTAACCATAGTTCATATACCGGCTGGCAAAAGTCATTAACAAACCACTGCCGGCGCATCTTGAAAGCTTCCCACGCATGTAGCAAAGCCCCACGGCTTGCTGAATAGCTTGAATTGAAGTTCTTGAGAAGAATATCTTTCGGAATCTCAAGGGCCGCTCCGATAAGCTCGCATATTGTTTCGACAAAGTCTTTGAATCCGGAAGTTGGTATATTGGGATTGCCGAATACGATATCTTCATTTTCCGCCAGGTGATTAACCGTACCTGGTCCCATTTCATATTCATTCTCGCTTGTTGAAACCTCTGCAGGCTCTTCACCGTCCAGCCCGACAATATCTCCACCGGCTTCATTTACCGGAATTTCCGTTTGGTCTGTGTTTGTCTTTATCCATGCAGTGAAGAATGACTGTACCAACGCTGCCATAAGCTCACTCTCCGTATAACGGCGAAGCTGCAGCAGCTCCTCAATAACCGGTGCTAAATACGTTACGCCCCGGTACTGGTCAGGCCGCTCCGAATCCATGATGTGCAGAATATTTGGCAATCCGGTTAATTCACCGTATGCAGGAACACGTACCCATTCTGTTTTTTCAGTTGTCAGTTGATACGGGTATGTATTTCTGATATGGTACGCTACAATCATGCCTTCCTGGTTCACTTCAACACCGTCATATATTCGGTTACCATCCTTTGTTTTACCATCTGTAGTACTTGATGAGGTAAGGGTAATACTGTCTGTTGGTGTTGAAACGCGGTCAGCTTCTATCAGATGAATGCGCAGGGAGTAGGGGGATGTTTTTGTCGGTTCATACCGTTTAATCAGCGCAAACACATCACCACTCATTAACCATGATTGGAGTGCGAGCTGCTGTAAGCCAGCGAAGTCGTTAACACCAATAGCATCACAGTTTTGCTTGTGGTTCGCCCAGAGAGCAAATTCAGCTTCGGTCCTGCGCTGCCACTCCTTTGCTGCTTCCGGTGTCAAGCCTAAAATATCACGATCAATCCTGGATCTGAATTGTAATCCCATCCCGATTATGCTGGTACGGTTTGTCTTTATGGCCGAAGCTGCAACAGGGGATGCCATATAAAGTATACGGCCACGCTGCCGGAGCGTAGCATTATTCCAGTCAATATCCTCTCGCGGACTGCCGCTTTGAGCCGTGAATGCTTTGAGGGCTCTTTTATAATAACTTGCCCCCGCTTCACTATAACCCTTTGCCTGCGGGCGTCCGCCGCGTCGGCTTATATGTTTATTGCTCAATTTATCGCCTCCAATCTTTACAAAATAAACGGAATGTCCAGTGGCGAAAGGAGCAAACTCCGCCGGACATTCCGTTGGCAAAGTCCTTTCGGACTTATACCCATTACCAGTCACGCGGGATTATGCCAAAAGCCTTTCTCGGCTTTCGGCCGCGCAATATTGCGGTATATTCATCGACTTTCCGCTCGGCTTCCTCGATTTCTGCCTTGAGTTTCGGCAAGTCAAACCGGGTAAGAGAGCGGTCATCTATCGTATAACTCTGAACGCCCCCATCAACAAGAGCAAGATAGGCAGCTCTCAGTTTGGCAAGTGCATCCTTCCAAAATTGAAGCCTTGCCCTAATTTCGGTCATATCAGCCATTGAAGGAACCCTCCTTACCAATCGTTAAAAAACTTGTTCACCGCGCTGCTGGGTTTTTTCTTTTGCTTCACAGGTTGTTTGCGCGGCTCCGATATCGGCTTGTTGTCCTTTGCTTCCTTTATCCGTTTGTCTATTGCATCCAAATCAATAGGCAAAGCCTTGAACGCCGCGAGTGCATAGTTGCGACAGTCTAAAGCTTCATTCCGTTCATGGCCGGGTATCTTTTCCCATACCCACGGATTTTTCCGCTCAGGTTTATATACCAACCGCTCAGATAATAACCCTTTAAAATATGCCGGGCCATAATCGTCACGTTTGGGGAAATGGCAATACTTTGGGCCTGGCGTTTGCACCTTGAGGTTATCCATGATAATCTGTTTGCCGGCGTCAACGCCGATAGTGTATTGCCAACAGGTACCGAGAGTTTTTCCTTTGATGATGATCTTCTGTTTTTTGGGCGGGGAGGTATAAGGGATTCCGTCACCGCCGCGGCCTTTGACAGCAAACACCTTTTTGCTTAACCGCTCCCGGCAATGGTATCTGACTTCCTGAGTAAAGTGTCCGCCCTCATCGACAAATGTCATTGATATGCGCAGGCCTACGCCGTTTTTGAAGTAATAGACTTTATCTATGATGTCATCGAGCTGCTTCCACACATCCGGATTATCGGGCCGTCCCATGATGATGCCTTTTTTAATGCCCCAGCTCTCACCAAAGTGGCCGAAACCTACTACTTCAAATTCAAGCCGGTCGTCCTGGGTATCAACGCCACAGGTTAAGACAAGAACACCGTCCGGCAGCTCAGCTTCATACTGCTCACGTCTTGCCATAATACTATCTTCATCTTCCAGATCGCCGCGGTCTTCCCACAGCTCACCGAAGCGGGTATTATAAACAACCTGCAGTTTTTTGCTGCTACCCAAAGCATTCAGATATTCCAGGATGGTTGATTGCCATGAGGCCCAAGGGCTCACAAAAGCATTCAACCAAAACGAACGACAGCCATTAAGGTAGTATGCGTCAGGATTCTCCGCTATCCATTTGGCCGGCTGGCTTTTTACCTGTTTTTCTGTGGAAATTGCACCACAACTGGGGCAAATATACCTGATATTACTTACCGAATATGTCTTTTTTCCAGCCACAATTTTCTCTTCGTAATCGTAACGAATATCTGAAAAAGTGATATTGTTGTACTCTCCACAATGAGGGCAGGCCACGCACCAGCGCTCCATAGTGCCGGTAGCATACGCCGCTTCAATGTTACTCGCATTTTTGATTGTGGGCGTGGACACTTCAACAGCCTTCGCATTATAGAAAGTTATCTGCCTGGCCCTGGCAAGTTCCCAGGGGTCACCTTCATTGCCGGCCGATGTAGCCCATCTGTCACGTTCGTCACCGAGTATGTATCGTATTGGCTTTGATGCCAGGGAATGCGCTTCAGTAGAACCGCATAGAGTTAATATTCCGCCCGGGTATGTTTTCTGCAGAATCGTGTTTCCACTATCCCGGCTTTTCGGCTCCGCAACCTTTTTCCTGAGTGACGGGCAGTCCCGGATCATGGGAGCAATACGGAGCTTTGAATAGTCTTTAGCATCAATGGTAGTCGGGTGAATAAAGAGGATGGAGCCTGGATCCTCATCAATGATGTACCCGATTATATTGTTTAGCAGCTCGGACTTACCAACCTGAGAAGCTGCAACCATAACAATACGCTTGACCTTCGGATCCGTAAAAGCATCCATTGGCTCTTTGAGATAGGGAGTCCTATATGTCCGCCATGGTCCTGGTTCGGCACTGCTTTCAGGAGAGAGACGGCGTTTTTTGTCAGCCCATTCCGTAACGGTCAGGTTTTCAGGAGGTTTCATTGCTGCAATGGCTTTTGCAATTGCAGCGTTCAGTCGCTTCGCATCACTCTTCGTCGTCATGGATATCGCCGCTTTCTACGTCCCAGCTCCTGCGTTCCCGGACTCTTTCTTCGTACTTTTTCGGGTCGTATTTGTAATTTGAGAGCTCCTCCATGATTTTATAGACTTCCCGGCGTATTATCTCTGCTGCTTCGGCAGGATCCTGTGTTGATGCAACATCAACCGCAAGTCTGCCGGGCAGGGCCAACAGCATGCTCCGGATATTGTATATTAAATCCTCAGTCATAGCTGCCACATCTTCGGACCGGTGCATTTTGCCCTGAAGCTCTTTAGCTTCCAGCACCGTGATAATGGCCTTGGCCTTTTTAATGCTGATTTCAGCTTCCTGCTTCTCTTTCTCTGCAGCACTATCAGCTTTTTTCTCCTCTGCTGAGTTCAGGCGCTCTTCCAGCATTGCGGTATAAGCTCTCATGGTCGCTAAAAGGTCAAAAAGCGAACCGTGGGGAGTGCTTTTCTTGTTAAGCGTTCCCTGGCTGACTAATTGGCCGATCCATTGATTGCTTTTGCCCGTCATTGCACAAATGTCCGCAGTTTTTACGAATATTGGTGTTCCGGCGCGCAGCACATAGACAGCGCCGTCTTCAATAACCGCCTCTGGCTTCTTTTTTTGCGCTGCCATTGGCTCCACTCCTTTCCATCATCGTAAAATTGCTTTCGATTCTCTGCCTGACACCTCAGGGGGAGGAAGATGCCAGGCACAAAACCGAAATTTGAGGAAAATTTCGATTAAAGTTACCGAATTTTTCGGCTCACTAACTGAATTTTTTTCGGGGTCGGCGAGCCCGCAAAGAATTTTTCCCTTGTCACAGTACCTTTTTCTTTGCCAGCCTTTTCCAAAATGTCATTATGTTTACTTGATTACAGGCCTGTGAGGTTGGGTAATTGCACCTTTGCGTCTTTCCACTTTTCCGGTATAGCTGCTTGGCTTCATCAGCTTTTCGTACTCATGCGTGCTGTCATCTTCCTTGGCATATTGAACAGACACAAGGTCGTCAGGGAAGTATAGCCTGGCCAGCTTCTCCAGCCGATAGCGGACAATTATCTCAAATAATGTGTCCGGGTCACTCCTATAAAGTTTTTCAGCTATGGTCATAACTACACCTCCAATGTAATAAGCCCGGGATAGTTTTTCTACCCCGGGCCATTATAGTGTTATATCTTTGCAAGGACTTCCGCTTTGCTATAACCCTTGACGCCTTTAGTCATCATTGCCAGGAATTCTTCCTTTGAGAAATCCGACAATCTGAATACCTCTTCCGGTTTCATGCCCAGCTGCTTCGATATCTCTTTCACGGTCTTGCCATCATCAATAAGTTTTTTCACTATTGCTTTCATCGGTTCAAGCAAGTGCGTGCCACGTGCGCGATTGTGTGTGATTGTGCCGTACATATCCTCAGCTTCATCCGCGTGTGCTACTATTACCACCGGCACTTTGCCGCCGAGCTTTGTTCGTAATGGCTCTTCGCCTGCCACGGTCCAGCGGTGAAAACCATCAATGATGGTGTAGTCCGGACGCACGACAATTGGAAGCGTCCATCCGTTTGTCAATATTGATTGTACCAGCAGCTGCAGATTTTCCCGGCTTACTTTGTTCGGGTTATAGTTATTCGGTTTTAGCGTATCGCGGTCTACCCAGTGCAATGAGTTTAAGGGTGCGAACAGGTCCATTTCAGACATTGCTTTCACCCCCTTTACGGAATTTTTTCGCATATTCCGCATAGGATGATGCAATGTCCACACTGATTGCCCGCAGCGTTCTCAATTTTGGATCTCCGGCCACGAGTGCGTCATATATTTTCCGGTAGTCGCGGTCCCGGGCCATGCCATCCATTTTTATTACGAGCTTCCTGTACCGGTCGGCCACCTTGCGCGTGAGCTCAGTCGTAAAGTATTTATCCGGATTTTCAAATAGCATGTGCTTTACGAGAGCTTTGTAATCTTTGCCTTTTTCTGTTTCACGCCTTTGCCTGGATGATCTGCGATAGAGTTCGGTGTCCCAATATAGAGCTGCCAAATATGCGTTCGGTTCCCTGCGCAAAATCTTTTCCCAAAGCCCTGGTTCATACTTAGCGATGTGAATGAGTGAGCCAACACAGTCCACCGAGAAAAACTGTGATATTCGCAGCTGATTTCTCTTGATTCCCGTCTGGTATAACCACAGGTATATGATGGGGATGTCAATCTTGTTGTCTCTCAGGTATATCCATACGTCCGTGGTCTTCCAGTCATAAATGGGATAGATCATGTTCTTGCCGGTGATGCTGCTGCCGGCTCCGAGGTTCAGTGCTGCCATGTATTGAAGCCGTTGCACACTCTCTGAAGCTCTAACTCCGACAAGCATAATCCCGTCACCGGTAACCTTCGGTAAAAACGACTGGTAGTTATCTATTCCCGGTTTCAGCTGCGGGTGATTCCGGATAGCAAATGGGGGAGGTTGCCTGACCCATACATCTTTCTTTGTATGGTCCCAGCATGTGTAGCTCTCATCAGCAGTCAGTTGATTATATGCTGAAAAGTGTTTGACTTCTACGCACCACCACTGGAATTGAGCTCCAGCCAGGAGGAACTTCTTGCGCCATTCAAGCACAGTTTCCTCGACGCTGGTATAGATAGCCTCTTCATCAATAAAGATTACTGTTAGCAGCTTTGGGTCAATCTCTCCGGCCTTTATCAGCTTTAATATAATATCTGCTAACACAAGGGAGTCTTTACCGCCAGAGAAAGAAAAGTATACCTTAACGCCATTTGAGAACGCGTTTTTTATACGGATCTTTGTGGCCGTTACTACGTCCATATTGGACTTAACTCTTTTTACAGCCATATCCGTTCACCACACTTAGGGCAGAGTATATATCTGTGTTCAACCTCCTCTGCCTTGAAGGGTTCTGCATATCCTACAGCTTCCCGAACCTCTTCCGGTATTTCAATTGGTGGTTTCACGGGAGTATGTTTGATTGCCTTTTTCGCAGCTTCCTCATCCCGAGCCTCGTATTTTTCTTCGGTACTCTTGATTTCCTGGATCCGCTCTTCCGGAATAATACCATAGTCGGATATAAGCTCATCGGCCTCATCAGAATCCATAACAAGGGATTTGAGCATATCCTCATCAAAGCCAGGGATATCCAGGTCATCTTTTAGCTCCAGGATGAACGCATCAAACGCGGCCATATCATCAACACCGAGGTCAAAAATGCGGTTGTCGGCCAACATGAGCTTTTTCTTCTCATTTTCCGTCAGCCCGGTTACAACATAGCAATCTGCTTCGGTGCGTCCCATGGAACGTAGTGTTTCAGCCAATCCGTTTCCGGCCAATATCACATTGTTTTCGTCTATGACTATTGGCCGGATCTGTCCGAACATCTCAATCGAGCGTCGGAACTCTTTGATCTGTTTATCAGTATGAAGCCGGATATTCCTTTCCGGCTTCTTCAGCTCATCAAGTCTCTTTTTAACTATCTTCACGGTCTCACCTCCTTTGCTGCAAGAAAGTGAGCCGCGCTTTCAATTTTTGTGGCCGCAGCTATAACGATTGACGGGTCTATTTCGTATACATCAGCCCAGCCATCCTCAACAGATTTCATGCCCATGCGTGACGGCCATGGATGCGTCCCGCACCTATACCCGTCCTTCCACTGGTAAATAGGAGGCATAGGGATTTTGTGATAGTGGATGTATGCCAGTAATAACTCATGCGGCCAGTCGGCCAACGGGGAATACCGGGTAACGCCGGCGCCGTTGGTCATGATGTTTGAACCTCTGCCTACATAGTTGCCGTCTGCCTTGCGGTGTCCGACAATAATAATATCCAGCTCAAAATAAAATAGCGACCCCTCTCAGGAGCCGCTCGGCTGATTAGAATTTTACAATTACAATGTTAAACTATTACTCTGGCTGATTCAAGACAATTCGTTGACATCTGATGCAGTCTATTCAGATCTGTTTCGGTCTGTTTTAATCTCTTTCAATCCATTGAATTCCGAAGAGCAATGCACTCATTTTTTCACAGGCCGCATCCAGATCTCTGTATACAGTTCTGACATCGATATTTTCACGGTCCGCAATATCATATACCTGCTCAGGTTCATCTTTTAGATACATTGCTTCGAGTACACGGTACCGACGTGCATCTTCGGGCTTTTTGGATGTAAAACAGATTATTTGATAAGCTTTCAGCATCGCATCAATATGAGCAAGCATGATTGCAGATCTCGCTTTTGAACGGACAATAGCTGAAACATCAATTCTATCTTCATTTTCCATTAGATCCTTAAAAAAATCAAAATCTTCCTGAGTCACCTCCGATAGAGAAGCTATGGCATCTCCTGCATGTATTTTTATTTCCCGGTAGTTCCGCATTAACCGTTTAGTATCTCTTAACCTCCGGTCAATACGTGCTTTCCTTTCTTTTTCTTTTTCCTTGGAATATACCTCGAGTGCCATTTTAGCCCCAACCTCTGCGGCAACCCGAACAATACTGTCTTTTGATTTTTCTTTAGCCATACATTCTCACCCCTCATTAGTCATTTTTTCTTAAAGTATTCTGCTTTAGGGCAAGTGCTGAAATGTGATATGTAACCCAGGCCGGTAGCGTTGCTCAAGTTGCCCTCAAACTCGCAGCTCAGGACTTCGCCGTTTGGTGTAACGACTTTGCCTGGAGCTTTTTGTTTCTGCCAGTACGGAACCGGCTCAGGATCACATGGCATGCTTTTGCCGGCGCTGGTTTTTATCCAGACTATTTCAGCACCACACCCGCGACATTTACCCCTTTTCATAGTTCTGCTCCTTTCTAAGAACATGAAACGGATCCGCTTCACATACTGAGCAAACCATGCGTCCCTCCGGTACATAGGAACCGCACAATACGCAGGCATCCTCCTCGGCACTAAACATTTCTCTTGCCAAAGATGTTGCATACTTAAACATCCCTGTTTTATCACAAGCCACAATAAATGCTACGGCACCTTTAGCTAATCTTTGTTTCACATCATCATCAATCTGTTCACTTGCCTTAAGTGGGCAGTCAGGTCGTCTTTTATCCCTATATAAATCTGTGACAAATTCTGTAATAGCACAAAAGCCTTCCATTCTGCCGCTGAATTCAAGTGGGCAATTACTGCAGCTCTCCGGCATCTCCAACTCCAATATCGCTTTAGGCATCTTCATCCCTCACCTTCTTCAAACATTTCATTGATTGCTTTTCTCAATTCATCTGACACAGGCTTAGCGCGCCTATTCCACTTATCAGC